CCTAAATTAATTTATTTATGAAGTTAATTAAGCAACAGTAATATCTGTCATATCAGCAGTAACTTCATAAGGATAAGATAATGAATTATCCTGAAGTGTAATAGTATATCTATTACCATCTGTAAAAGCAGTTCCAGTTTCAGCACCACCAGCACTAGCAGTAACAGGTAAATCCTTACCTAAATACCAAAGTTTTCCATTAGCGTCTTCTACAACAACTACAAGTTCTCCAATAGAAAGAGCAGCAATTTCGATTCTTTTTGCTGTTTCCTGTTTTAAGAATGATAAAACAACATCTGTTGATACAGTATTACCATTTGTAGCGTCTACATTAAGTGTTGAAGTCATAGAAGCTGTATTTCTACGGAAGTTGTATTTATGGAATTTAGCTGTTCCACTCATTGATATAGCTGAAATAGCATCATCTGTGATGGTTGTACCAGCAACATCATCATAATTAGCTATATAAACCATCTTAATACCACCAAGTGAAGGTGAGCAATCAAGTGTAATACCATTTAATGTTTGTGAGCAAGCCATAATATATTAATCTTTTATATTTTTCTTAATTAATTGATATTCAATTGGTTATGAAATATTAACCAATTGAATATCATAGTTTAAATTACTCTCTGGTTCCTAAAACAACCTCTGTGTCCCAACCAACCTGAACACCAGCAACGAATTCAATAGCAAGTCTAAATTCTCTATTATCTTTTGAATACCATAAGTCGAAAATTTCTTTACCATCAGCAAGATTTGTACCATAGTAGAAGTTTTCAAGTGAACCACCAATAGCATAATCCTTAGCAGCGTTGTTAAGTCCATTAACACCTATAACTCTGATATTTGTACCAGGAAGTCTGTATTCATTTTCACCATTAGCTGGATCATAATGATAAAGATTAGCACTTACAAGATTCTGCATATATTCATTATATGTAGGCATAGATACAAGAATTACAAGGTCTTCTTTATCAAGAATTTCAGCAGGGAATTTAGCAGCAACAGCTTTAAGGAAATCATAAGCACTTGCACTAGCAGCAGTTGTAGATGTTACAGCACTTGAACTAGAAAGAATTTTTATAAGTCCATCAAATTGTGTACCTGAACCAGCACTATCACCTTGATAAATCATCTTTTCTACACCAGCATTAACACTCTTAATTACTGAATTAATAAAATCTTCTTCAAAAGGAAGGTCTCTATCTGTCTTACCAGCTTCAACCTTTACAAGATAAGCAGCCCATTTTGATAAAAGGTTCTTGTCACAAATAGCCATATTAACCTTAAGAGCTTTAGGTTCGATAATTCTCTGTGATAAACTAGCAGTACCTGCTTCGTTCCAACCACAAGTAGCACCGTCACCAAATACAACTTCTGTAGAAATTCTATTAAGAGCTGTAGCTGATTTAACACCTGTTACAAGGTTAAACATTTCAGCTGATTTTGAAGATAAAACAGCTTTAGCAATAAGTTCTTCTCTGTGTTGATCAACATAATCAGGAAGAGCAGTTACATTATATGAATTAGCCATAATTTTAAATTATTGTATATTTTTATTTTTATTATAAATATAATTAGTTTAGTTTTTGTTAAATTATATTAAAAAGCACCAAATGAACCAATAACAGCTTCAGATGGATAAGCAACTTGAGATCCAGCAACAAATTCTATAGCAACTCTAAATTCTCTATTATCTTTTGAATACCATATATCAAATATTTCTTCACCATCTTCAAGATTTGTACCATAGAAGAAATTTGATAATGAACCACCAAGTACTAATGATTCACCGGTAGGCCAACCTGGATTTTTATCATAGGCATTAACTCCAATAACAGTAATATTAGTTCCTGGAAGTTTATATTCATTTTCACCATTAGCTGGATCATAATGATAAAGATTAGCACTTACAAGGTCCTGTATAAACATTCTAAACATTGGTAATGAACAGAATATTACAAGGTCATCTTTACCAAGAATTTCCGCAGGGAAAGCAGCAGCAACTTTCTTTAAATAACTATAAGCAGTTTCATTATATGAAGTACTATGAGCAACATTATATCCCATATATGTTTCATTATCTAAATCAGGTCTATTATATTCATTCCAGGTCCAAACATATCTAAATATTCCACTATATAGATGATATTCTTTATTAATTCCTTCACTTTCTGGTCCCCAATATCCAATGTCTGGATATGATCCATCATATATATCGAACATTCTCTGAACTAATTGTGATTTAACATTTTCAATAATACTATCAACAAGTTCTTTTTCAAAAGGAAGGTCTCTGTCTGTTTTACCGGCTTCAACTCTTACTTTATAAGCAGCCCACTTATCAAGTAAAACTTTATCACAAATAGCCATATTAATTTTAATAGGTTGTCCAATTAAAACTCTCTGTGATAAACTTGTTGAACCAGCTTCGTTCCAACCACAAGTTGAACCATCACCAAATACAACATCTGTTTCAATTCTGTTAAGAGCTGTAGGTCCTTTTACACCTGTGATTAATGTTAATTTAGATAAAACATCATCAGATAAAACAGCCTTAGCAATTAATTCGTCTCTATGCTGATCAACATAATCAGGAAGAGCAGTTACATTATATGAATTAGCCATAATTTTTATTCTTAAATATTTTTATTTTTTCTTAAATTAGTAAATTATTTTCTTAAACTACCAACTATTCTTAAAGCATTATTTAATTTAACATCAGCGGTTTTTGTAGAATTTGTTACTTTTTCAAATTCTTCAACAATAGGATCAGCAGCTGGTTTTGTAGCAAGAGCTTCAAGTTCTGATTTTAATGTTTCTACAATACCTCTTAATTCATCGTGAGCAGCACGAAGAGCATCAATATCTTCTTTAAGTCTTGCAACTTCTTCACTATCAACTACTTGTGTTTCTGTTTCTTCAGCCATATCAAGTTCTCCTTCATTTTTACCTTCGGCTGTTTTAATTTCACTTACAAGACCTTCGGCAACGGTAATTTGTGTACCATCTTCCATTGTATAAACACCATCTTCAACTTTAACTCTTTCACCTTCAACTTCAGCGAAAAGTTCGTCTCCAATTTCTAAATCTGCTTCACCAACCCAATAAAGTGTACCTTTATCAGTTTCTACAGATCCAAATTTAACAATAGCATTAACTATTTTCTTTGTAAAATTACTCATATTATTTTTCTGTATATTTTTATTTTTATTAAAGTTTTCAAATTTATCAATACCAAAAATACCTTCAAGTGAAAAACCTAAAAATGTTCCATCTTTTATAGCATTCCAAATAGCATCATTTTCTACTTTATATGAACAGAATAAACTACCTTCTTCGATATTTTCAAAACCTTTTGGTGAAATACCTTTATTACTATCTTTGATAAATAATTCTAAAAGATTTACTCCTTCTACATCTGTTCCATTTGTATGAAATAAATTAATATTGTTTTGTGTACCATCTAAGAGCATTTTTTCAGCCATTTTCTTAATAGTATCTTTTGAATATCTAATATAATATTCACCAAATTCTTCATCATAACGGTAAATATTATAATCAGCACGCATCAATACTCCAAAAACTATTCTTTGTTCTTCATTTTCAATAGAATATTTTAACATTTTTTCATCTTTGTTAAAATAAAGAAAATTACTTTCAACAGCTGGAGCATCTACCAAAGAAATTTTATAAATTCCTTCTATTTCTTCATTTATTGTAGCTTCATATATAGGTATCATATTAATAAAATATTGATTTATTTAAAATATATAAATTTATTTTTTTGTTAAATATATAATTTATTTGATATTGAAAATGTAACATAAACTTTAACATTCTGTTGTCTACCAAAACTATCACCAGTTTCAGATAAAGTTGTCATTTGTTGTATATCACTTTGTCGTTTTATAATGGATTAACACCCACACCTTCTAATGAAAGAGCAGCAACTTCACTTGTTT